CCAATGGTTGGCAAGAAGGGAGATACGATTCATATCCCTGCTCCAACACGCGGTTCCGCTACGGCTAAGGCTGCAAAAACAGCGGTTACAGTCCAGGCAAACACAGAAAGCGAAGTACAGGTCTTAATCAACAAGCACTATGAGTATTCAAAGCTCATGGAAGATGTTGCTGAGATTCAAGCTCTCGCTGACATGAGAGGTTTTTACACTGATGACGCTGGCTATGCGCTTGCGACTCAGACAGACGTAGACCTCCATAACGAAGGTAAGAATCTTGGTGATGCCAGTGATAACTGGGTTGGCAGTGCTTCTTACTACACTGATGCATCCTCTGGGCTGACTTTGTATGCCGTTGATACGGTTACAACCTCAGACCTAGTTACAGACGCGAGTTTTAGAGGTCTTATAAAGCTCATGGATGACAATTCAGTGCCTTTCGATGAAAGATATTTTGTCGTTCCACCCTCACTCCGTAAGACATTTATGGGCATTGATCGTTATGTGTCTTCAGACTTTGTTGATGGACGAGGGGTTCAAAATGGCAAGATCGGGAACCTTTATGGAATTGATCTTTATGTAACAGCTAACTGCTCAGTTACCGAAACCGCTGCTCAAAACAGCGCCGGTGGTGAGCTTAAAGCGGCTACATTGTTCCATAAGGAAGCCTTTATCCTGGCAGAGCAGCAGAATATTCGCGCTCAAACCCAGTATAAGCAAGAATGGCTAGGTTATCTATTCACCGCTGATACGATTTATGGCGTGAAGACATACCGACCTGATGCGGCATTTAACATGGTTGTTAACGCATAGCGTCTCTCCTTGAGATATTGGGGGCTTTAATTAGCCCCTTTTTTAATTTAACGAGGGGTGCGATATGGCTAAAATAACAGAAATTGTATTATTTCATAGCAATGACACTGGTGATGTCCCTACAAGTTCGCAATTAATTGAAGGTGAGATAGCTCTAAATACGGCTGATAAAAGACTCTTCACCGAGAATGATTCGGCGGCTGTTGTTGAAATCGGTATTAACCCTTCCTCGCTCACCACGGGCGTTCTAAGTGCTACCTCGGTTACTTCAACGGGGCTTTTAACCGCTGGTGGGTTAGCTTATCCTACAGCAGACGGTTCTCCTTCA